ACCACATTCCTTCTTTTGCAAGGTGTAGCTCATCGAACAAACAAAAGCTAATGGGGATACCTTGGAGTGCCGCTTCCTTAGCTGCCTTGACATCGTAACGTCCTCCTCCATCCGAAGTTACAATTCCACGGGTCTCCGTTGCTCGTTTGAATCTCTTCTTCAAGAATGGGTTGCTATTGATCACGTAGAGCACGCGGTTATAGACGATGTTAGCTTGATCCGTGCTCGAAGCTAGTGAGATACATTGAGGGCCGACTTCGTGCATTAGCAAACTATAAAGTCCAAGGATTGCAGCTAGTAATGATTTACCGTTCTGCCTGCCCATGCTTACGATTACCTGGCGATACCTAAGTCTGCCTGGGTAAGTTGGATGGTCAGCCGGATAGCGTTCCAGTATTGCCCGGAGCAACCACTTCTGCCATTCGTCTAGTTCTAGTCCGTCTGGGCTCTCCGGGCTACTCCACGCGATCTTAGCGAACTCAATGAGCTTATCCCCGTCGGTTATGAAGTCATCCGATAGAGGAGGCGTGTAAGTAGTCGGGAGCTGGAGCATTAGCGAGTGAGTAACTTCTCCAGCGGGTCGATGTCCACGTTTGAAGCGCCGAGTGAACGCTGCAACTCTAGGACTGTCTTCCGAAGCTCTGCTGCCGTGCTTGTGTTGCTTTGTTGGTCAAAGGACTGGGCCAGACGTAAGCATAAACCCGATAACACTTTTTGTTCAAGGTTAAGTTCAAGCGTTTCAAGCCAGTTCTTTATTGATTCTTCAATCATTCGTTGCAACCTTCCGGATAATTTGACTGTTCTGCGTAAATCCCTGGAGAAGCGTGGGGTGAAACGCGATGCGCAGAAAAAACTGGGTATGTGTTATCTGCCATCTCTTAGTCCTAGCTTATTCATTAGGTTGCGCTTATGTATTGAACGCCAGTTGATTCGGAATGAGATGACACTAGTTCTCCATCCATACCACCGCTTATACCTTGCACGCTTGCTTTTGATTGGTCTAATGCTTCTAGGCAATAGATCGTTGAGGGCATACCCTATCCGCATCCATACCCCCTTACGCTTTGAAGCGTTCATTCCTCCAAGTGATTCTTTGGAGGACGCGGTCTTGCTTTCGTCCGTTGCATGAGCGACAGAGCGATTGTAAGTTGTTGATGTCATGATTGGGTTCCCCGTTGCCGGGTGGAATGATGTGGTCGATTGTCCAGTCTTCACCTTCAAGCTCCTTTGCACACGAGACACAGATCGGGTCCAAAACAGTCTTGGCATATGTCCTTGCATTCCTCCACGCTGTTGTGTCGTGCCAGCCTGCCATCTGCTAATCCTCTCAGGTGTTCGATGTCGTTTGTTTCCCAATGTTCTACTTCAATTATTATCTCTTCAAAAGTTAGGATGTCTCCTAGATCGTGATGAGCGTTTAGAAACTCTAGTAACTGCTTTCGCGCATAGTCTACGCCAGCTATGTAACCTTCTGTGTATGGTGTCTTCATTCTTTATCCTCCTTCAAAACGATAACGGTGATTCCCTTTGTGTCTGTATTTACTGCACAATTAGGGCAGGTGTCATGCTCAACTGGGTCGTAATTGTAGTCACACCATAAGCATTCATTCATCGAGACTCCTCGACTATCCTCACGATGCGTTCCAGGTGATTGACATCGACGTTCGTGCTAATTACTGCGTCGTTTACAATGCCTTTGATAATCTCATCCTTTAGATGTTGGGTTGCTCCCTGCCATCCTTTGTTGTATTGATCCACCGAAGCTCTAACCATAATGTCTTTGAGCTGCTCTGCATGACGATCAATTAGGTTCTGTTTCTCTTCTTCGTAGTTATCCATAAGTCTTTACAATCCTTACTGCTAGCGTGGTTAGTATTTCTGCTAATTGTGGAACTGACATAGCCTTCAAGAACAACGACCCAAGTGCCGGGCGAATCTCCTCGAAGTCGTTACTCCAAACAAGGTTGTCATCCATGAGTAAGCGCATAGCTTCAAACAAGATAGCGTTGCGCTCTTCCGTGGATAGTTTCATTTACTACTCCATTCCGCGATTAGGTAGAGATACGCGGTTCCTGCAGCGAGTAGTGCAACGGCTGGTTCTCCTACAATGTAAGCGCCGAAGCATGCGAATACGAATAGACCGAGAGCCATGAATACTCTCATTACGTCTAACATGGTGCCTCCTTCTGTGTTGTGGTAATTCAATTTTAGACTTCTGACTTCGCTGTCAAGCCGTGTCGTGGCTTTGTTATCAAACTGTTACGATCTCTTACCGCTTAGGACTATCTCGCCCCGGAGGCTAGTTCCGCATTCTTGGCATAGATAGCGCTGATACTTGGTGTTCCCGGTGAATCTGAATCCGTAGCGTTGGAGGTTATCGGATCCACAATTACGGCAGGAGATTGGGTTGCCTTCGCTTACCCCTACATGTGGATGATTCTTTATCCATGGCAACAAGATGTAGTAAAGGTCAATCAGAAGGTTTACATCCTGAATCTGGTATTCCTTCATTAGCTTCCAGGCTTTAGCATTCCCAGCCATGCAATCTAGCCAGAGCTGGAATCCGGTGTGTTGCACCTTAGATCCAACCCCTAGCTTTTGGGATACGTAGTCGAGCTTGTTAGATGGAAACTTAAACTGGTTCTTTACGGTTCGCATTAGATCTAGTTCAATCCATGGGCTAGGTGGTAAGTAGCCGTTCTCGATGAACTCTCGTTTGATGTGTTTAGAGTCAAAGGCTGCAGAGTTCCATCCGATTAGAACATCGGCTTCATCCATAACCTTGTGTAATTCATCCAACATAGTTTTTTTACCATGATGGTGAACTGACTTGAAGATGACCTTTTCACTTCCAAGCCAACGACCGCCCCAACAAATTACTTCCGTTGAGCGTTCTATTTGATTGATTGCTATGTTCTGATCCCAGAGTCCCCAGACATGTGCCAGGTTAGGGGATGTCTCTAGATCTAGGAATAGTATTTTCATAGCTCTAAACGTAGCCTTTACGCTTACGGTCTATCTCCGACACGCCAGCCGTTATCGTTTCGTTATCAAAGGGAATTACCGTCACTTGCATTCCGGGTTCATGGTTATCCGCATAAGTCTTTCGGACGTTTAGATCCACAACAAGATTGTCATTCACAATTACGTTCGCTGATTGCAGAGAGTCTAGGACTGCGCGGGTTAGCTTATCGATGTCATAAGTTCCCGTTGCATACTGCCTGGTTACTGATTTAGGTCTTCTAAGCCAGAACTGTATTGATACCGAGATAGCCGTGATGAACGGGTTATCACGTTCGAGCATCTTTAGCTCAAACATGCGTTTCATGGTCTCTCGCCAGGCAGGGAGATCCTTATTGGCTTCAACTAGGACAATGTGTTTGCCCCGGCTGAATGCCTTCTTAGAGCCTTGCGGTCTAGGTTCTCCAGCAACGAATAGTTGGAACATTTAGAACGGGAGATCCTTAGGTTCCCCTGGTGCGACGATGTTGATTACTTCCTCCAAAGCAGTTCTAGGTTCTGCAGCCTTTACTAGCTCCACTAGGCAATTGTTCAATGAGTGCTCGACTACTTGCTTAGTTTCCTGTCCTGGCTTGTTATAGGTTCCGACCTTGGTTCCAAGTGCTCCCTCGATCTTGACTTCATCGTCCTTCTTGTAATTGCTGGCATTGTCTAGCCATGCTGTCCAGAGTCGATTACGTGGTTCGCCTTTGAAGTCATAGGTTTCCCAGACTCTAAGTCTTGGATATCCCTCGTTTACTACTTCGGCTACTTTTGCATAGATTACTGTGATTGCCATTCTGTTTTCTCCTTCTAGTGTTCTTTAAGTTTAAGTTAATTATTATTTACTTTTAACACGACATCCACGCCGTCCCGTGACGTCTTGGGTGACGCCCCGAGTAGTCGTAGGTGACGCCCCGTTCTGCCTTTCTTGACACCCCGTTGATTATGACTCAGACTACCGTCACAACCTTCCGGACAATCAAGAGTGATCCAGTATCGATTGGTGATTCTGTCGAATCGATAACCTTCTCCGTTGTGTTGCGACATTTCAATCTCCCCTAGCTCGACCAGCTTTTGAAGGTTGCGTTGAACTTGCCTAACGGAACACCCGGCTAATTTAGCCAGCCGAGTTTGAGACGGATAACAACCCTCTTCTGGGTCATTACCGATATGCCATGCCAAAGCCGTCAGGACGCTTCTAGCGGTTGCGGTGCTTGTGGAATGATGCAGGACGGCTGCAACGGCTTCTAGGCTCATTCTGTGCCTTCCTGGGCTATACTGGTGAATGCCCATCGTGGTTGGGTGACGCTTTCGCGTCGGGCTAGAAGTTTTCTGTGGCTTCTAGCCCTTTCCAATTTACTTGGACTTTAGCGAATCAGCGAGAGACTTGATTGCTTCGAGAACATCGTTATCGACTTGTGACTTTACCGCGGTTGCGTAGATCACCCGGAGACTCTCGATGTCTTTGTTACTAGCGGCTTCCGAAGCCTCCTCGATGAAGTTGCGAGAATCTCTAGTTGCCTTGATCATCTCTTCACGGCTAGGACGGTTCTTCGATGCCGATAGACCTAGAGTTGCAAGTCCTCGACCGATAGCCGAAGTGCTGCAGTTCTCTAAGAATGATGAACGGTTGATGTTGCTTGAACCCCTAGTCTCATGTGCCCAATCGACCGATGCTGGTCTAGGGTCTTCCCGGTCAGTAAATACGGAAGCCTGAACTACAACTTCGGTTTCATTGATCAGTTTGATTTCGGTAATGATGCGACCGTTAGGATAGGTCTTCCAGAACTTCTGAATACGTTCTGAAACTGGTTCGTAATTACTTAGGTCGAAACCCATTTATTGCCTCCTGTTATTTAGTAAACGTAATGAACGGTTTGCCATTACGGGCTTGTAAGTTGATGACCTTTTCGCCTTGGAAGAGACCATACTTGACTCCATTCATAAAGGCAAGAACCGCGGACTTGTGTGCCTTGAATTGTGTCTCCCAATACTCGGACTCCGACTTAGCCTGGAGCAAGTTAGACCATAAGGATCCAAGCTCAATCTCACCCTCCTGGAGACCATCGGATAGCTGCCTAACAGTTTCATAGGTAGATTCAGACCCATCGTAAGCTGGAGCTGTATCCGTGTCTAGGAAGCCGTAGAAGGCCTGTAGGCGGGTTTTCATCTCTTTGACAAGGGAATCATCCCGAACGACCTCAAACTCCTTCCAATCGCCTCCTGCGACCGCTACGACTATAGCCCTCTTTAGACCAAGGACAGATAGGTAATGTTGAACTTGAAGGTTGTAGTGTTCTGGGAGCTGATCCCAATACATCCGGGAGAACTTGATTTCAAGGACTCCAAGGGAACCGTCTGCCCATTCGATGATGCCGTCCACGTTAGCCACGGACTTAGGATCCTCGATGCTAGCCCAGGTTCCAGTCTGGTGAACCTTTAGCCATTCTTTATTGTTATCCGCGAATAGCTGTCTAATGACAGGTTCAAAGGCCGTGCCCATTTGCATAGACATAGTTGCTGGAAGGTCTTGCCATTGTTTACCGGACTTCTCCATGAACAACGTGTAAGCGGACTTCCAAGGATTCTTATCCATTACGGACGCGATATCAGAACCGCCGATTCCCCTGCGGGCTTCGTGCCATTCGATTGTGCCAGGCTCAAAAGTGCCTAGATACTTTGCGAAGCCTAAAGCCTCGATTTTCTGTGTGATTTCCATGCCGTCATCCTAATAGATGATTCGGACATTTACTTCTTAGGCTTGCCGGGTTTTGCGTTAGCTATTTTGCCGAAGGACTTGTTGATCTCATCTGGATCGATTTTGCCGTCTGCCAAGTAAGCCCTAGCTAGTTCTTGGGATACATCGATGATTCCAGCGAACGCTGCCATCGCAATAGCCTGGGTAACTTCTAGACCGATTGCAGCTCCACCAACAAAGATTCCAGTCACCTTTAGAATGATGACCGCTAGGGTTCTGCGGATAATGTCTAGCCACATAGTTAGCTCACCTTCAATACTTGACCAATAGAGATTTTGTTCTTGTCTTTGATTTTGTTTAGTTTGACTAGCTCTGCAACTGTAGATCCATGAGCTTTGGCTATCTTGGTTAGTGTGTCACCTTTGACTACGGTGTAAGTGTTTGCAGCCTTCTTAGGCTTTGCAGGAGCTTTGGCTTTTGCTGGCTCCTTGGCAGGAGTGCTAATTAGCATTTTCTCGAAGTCTAAGTTGCCGTCTCCCATGGTTGGAGATCCACCCTTGCGGAATGATAAGTGCAAGTGCGCTCCGTAGCCTCTTTCGGAACCTAAACCCGAAGCACCGGATAGACCAATTCTTTGACCTTGTTTGACTTCTTGACCTTCAATTACCTCGATTGTGTGTAAGTGTAAGAAGTCTGCGTTGAAGCCTCCAGGGAAGCTCATAAAGATCATTCGTCCACCAGAACCTCGGAAGGTCGGAACGATTCCGGTAACAATTCCATCTGCCGGAGCAACTACTACTGTCCCAAAAGGAACTCCGTAGTCTGTGCCGGGGTTGCGCGATGGTGGGTTAGTCCGTGATTTATGTCCGTCGAAGCTGTCGGTAATGTTGCCTTCTACTGGCCTGATCCAAGTTGCCATTATCTTACAATCCTTTGATTTACTGTTATTACTCCGCGACTTACAATTCTTACATCCCCGGTCGAGGCATTGGAAACCTCGATTGCGTATACGTAGTTAGAGTCTCGAAGTAATACTGTTTGCTCTGGTGTCAAGGTCATGTTTATTACGTAAGTTCCAGCGGTAATGGTTGGGATGAACTCTAGAATCAAAGGCGAGAAAGTAGAGCTGCGAACCTGTCCCTTGGCAACGTAGCCAGTTAGATTTACAACTGATCCGTCTACCTTGTAAGTAAACTGGCGGGTAAACTTACCACCTGCGTCTACTGTGAAGTTATCTTGCACGCTTGCCATTAGTAGGCTCCAATCGTTGT